AAACAATCCCGAAGTTCAAGCGATGATCGCGGCAGCGGTCGAAAGCGCGACGTCGGGACTGAAAAAGAAAAACGACGAAATTCTCGGCGAAAAGAAATCACTGCAATCGTCGGTCAAAGAGTTTCAAGAACGCTTCGCCGGTTTCGACGGTGTCGACCCCGAGCACGTGAAAGCGCTCATTCATCGCATGAACAACGATGAAGAAACGAAGCTGATCGCCGAAGGCAAGATCGACGAAGTGATCTCGCGCCGCACTGACGCACAAGCGAAAGACTTTCAGTCACGGCTTGATGCGCTTGCAGCAAAGAACACTGAACTCGAGGAAGCCGTCAGCGGGCGTGACAACAAGATCAAAACGCTCGTGATCAACGGCAATGTTCAGAAAGCCGCCGCCGAACTCGGTGTCGTGCCGACTGCACTCGACGACGTCGTACAGCGTGCGGCGACTGTGTTTCAACTTGATGACGACAGCAACGCCGTCGCGCGTGACAAAAACGGCGTCGTCAAGATGGGCAAGAATGGCAAAGACCCGATGTCGGTCGCCGAGTGGCTCGACACAATGCGCGAAAGCGCGCCGCACTGGTATCCCGGTTCATCCGGCGGCGGTGCGACCGGCGGTGCCGGAAAGAAAGGCAGCGGCAGCGGCGGCTTCACGATCACACGCGAACAAGCGCGCGATCACGCCGTGTACAAAGCTGCGAAAGCCGAAGCCGCGAAAGCTGGCGTGTCACTTCAAATCGTCAACGGTTGACGATTGCTTTGACCGCTCCTTTCGCGTACACACGTGTCAACCCGACGCGCTCGCGTGGGGTTTGTTTAAACAGCGCAAGCGAGCGCTAAGGAAGGAGCGGTCAAAATGACCAACATTCTCGGAAACTACAACCCGTCGTTCTTCGCGAACGAAGCACTTGATCAACTGTTCGGTTCACTCGGCATGGCTGGTCGTGTGTATCGTGACTATGACGACGAACGTGCGTCAACCGGCAACTCTCGCGGTGACGTGATCAACATTCGCCGCCCAGGCAAGTTCACGGCACAAACGCACGTCGCCGGTACTGGTACAACTGCGCAAGCCGTTGAGGGCCAGAACGTGCAAATCACGCTCGACAATCACCAAGAGGTGAAGTTCGAGTTGACCGACAAAGAACTCGCGTACTCTGGCGAACGCATCATCAACGAGCACATCAAGCCAGCGGCGTTCGCGCTCGCTGACAAGATCGACCAAGACTTGCACGCGCTCGGTGCGAAAGTCGGTGCGAAGCACGTTCTGACGGGCTCGGTGACTGGTCGTTTCATCACTGGCCCGCGCAAAGTTCTGCGCGCCGCTGGCGTGCCAATGAACGACGGCAACATTCATTACGCTGTCGATACCGGCATGGAGGAAGAACTGCTGAACTTGAACATCTTTCATCAAGCCAGCACGACCGGCGAAGGCAACAACGGCGAAGCGCTCATGCGTGGTTCGCTCGGTGAGCGTTTCGGCGTTGAAACATTCGTTTCGCAAAATGCCGACGTCGCGGTTTCTGCAATCGGTTCGACGGCGACCGCGTCTGACGCGTCGGGTGACGAAGTCGGTGCAGTCGTTGCCGACACTGACGTCAACACCGGCACGCTTGCAATCGACGGCCTGACCGACACGCAAACAGTCGGCGTCGGTGACACGTTCACCATTGCTGGTGACAGCACGAAGTACATCGTCACCGCCGGTGGCACTGTTGCTTCGAACGCCGTCACGGTTTCGATGTACCCAGCGCTGCGCAAATCAGCCGCCGAGGACGCTGTTGTCACTTTTGACAATCTGACAGCAACCGAGGAAGCTGCACACTTGCGCAACTTGATGTTCCACACGAACGCGTTCGCTCTCGGCTTCGCACCGCTGCCTCGCACTGGCGATGGTCGCGGCGCTGAAATCGAAGTCGCGTCAGACCCGTTCACCGGTTTGTCGCTTCGTGCTCGCATGTGGTACGACGGCGGGCTCGCGAAGAACATGATCGCGCTCGACGCACTGTACGGTGCGCAAGCACTCGACGGCAACATGGCGGTTCGCGCACTTCGTGCACCGACTATCGCGCCAGTCGAATAACTGGCTGACGGATTGAAGGGAGGTCGACGCTCGACCTCCCTCTTTTCGTCTTTCTGACGACGTCGTTCTGACGTCATATTTTCAAGAAAACTCGGGAGTACACGACATGAAAGCCATTGCAAAAAACGGCAAGTTCCTCGGCATGGCCGACGACAAGCAACTCGCAAAACTCGGCCTCAACGGCGGCAAGCCGCGAAAGGGCTTCGAACTGTTCGACAGCGAGAAAGCCGCGAAAGCGCAAGCCAAGTCGAAGAAAGCCGCCGCTGACGCGGCAGCGAAGAAAGTCGCCGCCGAAGCTGCGAAGAAAACCGGCGCAGAACCAGCGCAAGTCAAGAAAGCCCCTGCGAGTGGCAAAGATTGACGAAACCGAAATCGCGTCGCAACTGGCGCGCATCGCGCTTGCCGTTGACAGCCTCGAAGCGGCTGTTGACGGCTTGTCGATGTATATTGAGTTGTCCGAAGAAATCGAATGGCTGAAATATCGGTCAATCGACGGTTGGCGCATGCTCGCCGTTTCGGACGCGTACGCGGAATTGTTTCTTGACGGCGACGCGAAAAAGTATCGCGGTCAACTCGACGGCGTCATTTGGTCGAAAGAAATCGCGGCGGCGTTTAAAGAGAACGACGACGAAGCCGCGCTGACGCCCGGCGAGTGGCTCGAAGCCGAGGAACCGGTCGGCGGCGGTCGCATATTTGTCGCGCGCAAGATGGTGTACGAAGCTGACGGTCGCGTTTACTGTCGCGGCAAGGGAATGCTGTTATGACCGAAAGTTCAGAAGCAACACGCGAGATCGTCAAAGCAATCGGCGACATCGCGAGCCGTATCGAAACGCGCGTCGACAGTGTCGAGCGCGACTTGTCGGCGTTGCTTCGAAAGCAACAAGATCAGCTTGTTCGCCTCGACGAACGCTTGAAAAATTACGACACGATCATGCGTCGCGTCGACGCGCTCGAAACGTCAGAACAAACGCGGCGCGCTCTCGACGACGCGCGCACCAAACAAACGCAAGCCGCGACGCGTGTCTGGGGATTGATCATGTCGATACCGTCGGCGATGATCGCGCTCGGCTCGCTGTTGTGGGTCGTTATCAACCGAACATCGCCGCCATAGGGAGCACGAAATGACACTCACGATCAGCACAAACGCGTACGCGACAGCGGCGTTCGTTGCGTCATACTTGCTCGAACGCGGCGAAGCCGACTTCGACGCGCTGTCAGAAGCCGCACAAGAGCCGTTTATCATCAAAGCGACTGACTACGTCGAACGGAATTTCAACTGGCGTGGCGACCGCTTGACGGCGGCGCAGCGGTTACACTGGCCCGCAAGCAACGCGTACGACGACAGCGGTTACAGCATCGGCGCGACCGACGTGCCTTGGCAAGTTCAGGAGGCGGTCGCGATTGTCGCTGACTTGTACCGCGCTGGGACGTACGACTTGACCGGCATCTTGACCGATGATCTCGCCGCGTTGAAGCGCACGAAAGTCGACGTGATTGAACAAGAGTTCGACACGGCGCGTCGTTTAAACGGTGCCGACGTGCTGTCGCACGTCATTCAACTGTTGCGTCCTGTGACGCTTGACGGAGGACTGAAACGCTCGTGACTGACTTCGCTGCACTTCGTGATGACGTTGCCGCGCCGCTTATTTCGGCGAACGGTCAAAGCGGCTTGCTGCGCGAAGCCAGCAAAGGGACGTACAACCCCGTCACCGGCGCGTACGACGGCGCGGGAGCGCCGACCGACACCGCGTTCAAGTTCGTCGACTTGCCAGTGTCGCGAAACAATCTTCGTTCACTATTTCGGGAAGAACTGATCAACGAGATCGACAAAATTCTTTTGATGTCGGCGGCTGAACTTGCCGCCGCGTCGAAAACGCTGACGGTCGATGCGATCATCGTCATCGACGGCGTCGAATATCGCATTCGCGGTTTCTCACCGGTCGCGCCGAGTGGCGTCGTCGTGATCTACAAAGTGGGGGTGACAAAAGCATAATGGCCCGCGCTGGTAAAAACGCACGAAACTTCAACATCGACTTGCGAAAGTTCGGTGTTCAAACGCAAGCACAAGTCGGCCTCGCTGTTCGAAAGATCGCGCTCGACATCACCGCCGACGTCGTGATGATGACGCCGGTCGACACTGGTCGCGCGCGTGCGAACTGGCTTCCTTCGTTGCAAGTGCCGAACACCGCGATCACTGATCAGACTGACAAGAGCGGCGGCAAGGCGATGTCAGAAATGGCGGCGGTCGCGTCGTCGTTTCAAATCGGCGATACGATTTGGCTGTCGAACAATTTGCCGTACATTTTGAAGCTTGAAAACGGTCACTCGAAGCAAGCACCGCAAGGCATGGTCGAAGTGACGATGTCACGATACGCGGGAGCAACATGATGTCATACGCTGCGCAGCATGCCGCAATTCGCGAACGCTTCAACGACCAGTGGGCCGACCGCACGCCGGTCGCATGGCCGAACGTCGATTTCACGCCGCCGAATAATGCGGCATGGTGCCGCTTGTCGATCAACGACGGCGACAGCGAGCACCGGTCGATGGGCGGTGACACAAACATTCATCGACATTTCGGCACTGTGTTCGTAATGTGTTTTGCGCCGGTCGCTGGTGGTGACGCCGCAAGTTTGTCGAACGCTGATTTTGCGTGCGGCATTTTTCGAGGTTGGGAACACACGTCATCCGGCGTTTATTTCCGCCGACCGCCTTTCGTTCGTTCGCTTGGTATTGACGGCGAAAAGTGGTATCAGGTCAACGTCAGTGCTCGCTTCGAGCGCGACACGTTTTATTAGGAAAGGACCAGCGATATGCCCGAATTTGCATCATCGAACCGTGTCGCACTTCGTTACGTCGAAGAAACGACGTGGGGCACGACACCGAGCACGCCAACACTGCAAGCGCTTCGCTTCACGAGTGAAAGCTTGAACTACGCCGCGAACTTCACGCAATCCGAAGAACTTCGCAGTGACCGCATGACGTCAGACATCATTCAAGTGTCAGCGCAAGGCGAAGGCGACATCAGCGCCGAAGTTTCTTTCGCGACGTACGACGACTTCGTTCGCGCCGCGCTGTTCGCTGGCTCGGCTTGGGTCACGACCGGCGGCGACGTCACCGCGACCGATATTTCGATCACGAAAACCGGCGGTACACCGAACACGTGGACAATCGACAGCGTCGCCGAAGATTTCACAGGCGAAAGCTTGACCGTCGGTCAAATTGTCAAAGTCAGCGGCTTCGCCGTGGCTGGCACGTTCTTCGCTGAACTTGTGACAATCGGCGCGCAATCGCTGGCGGTGAAACCGCTCGCCGATGTGGCAAGTGAAGCCGCCGGTGACAGCGTCACGATCACGCCGTGTGACTTCGTGCGAAACGGCACGTCGCTCACGTCGTTCACAATTCAGAAAGCGTTCCTCGACTTGTCGACGCCAGAACTGTTCAACTTCACCGGTTGCGTCGTCGGCTCGTGGGACTTGGAATTGTCGACCGGTTCGATTTTGACGACGTCGTTCAGCTTGCTCGCTGAAACCGCCGCCATGACCGAAAGTCAGTTCGCCGGTGCGTCAGTCTCGGCGGCGAACACAAATCAAATCTTGAACGCTGTCGACAACGTCGCGTCGATTGCTTTCGACGGCGACCCAGGCGGCAACGCTTATTACTTCAACACGCTGTCGATCTCGCTCGACAACACGTTGCGCGGTCAAGAGGCAATCGGCACACTTGGCTTGATTGGCATTCGTCCCGGGCGACTTGACGTCACCGGCGACATTGAACTGTACCTCGAGAACTCGGCGCTGTTCGACAAGTTCTCGGCGGGCACTGCTTTCCAGTTAGCTTTCCGCGTTGCTGACGCATCGGGACAGGGCTACGTGATCAGCTTGCCGAACTGCAAGTTTGAAAGCGCTGACATCGCCGCCGGTGGCAACGATCAGGACGTCATGATGTCCGGTTCATTCCGCGCGCTGGCGAACTCGGCTGGCACGTATCAAATTCAAGTGTCGAAATACACTTAATTTGAACTGGGGCGCGTGCGGCTTGTCGAGTGTCGCACGCGCTCCTTTTACTCGACAACTCGACAGGAGCACTAGAAATGGCGAAAGCTGCAACAAAAGCCGTCGCGGCGGCGAAGTCGACGAAAGTCGGCAAACTCAATATCGCAGACCTGAAAACAAATTACGACGCGAAAACCGGCGGCGTTTGGATTCCTGTTTGCATGGAAACCGGTTTCGTCGTGAACACGAACGCGCGCTTCAAGATCGCGTCGAGTGGCACCGGCGCGTTTAAACGTGCGCAAGCACTCGCGCTGAAAAATGCACGCAACGCCGGTCAAGAATTGACCGACGAACAAATCAACGACGTCACCGCCGAACTGCTTGTCGAACACATCATTCGCGACTGGGAAGGCGACGATATTTGCGACGGCGACGACGTGTTGCCGTACAGCCGCGACAACGCGGTTCGCTTGATGCGTGAAGTCGAGATCATTCGCGACTGGGTCGGTCAACAAGCCGACAACATCGGCAACTTCACCGAACAACGCATTCGGGAACTGGAGGGAAACTAGCAAGCTGTGTCGAGTGGAGTGTCGAGTGGGGTTCGCGCGTTGAATTACTTGAAAAAATTCAGCGTGTGAAAGGCGAAACACCGCCCGCACTCTTATCGCGGCCCGTGCCGCACGACGACGCAGCACCTTACTTCGAAGCTTTCCACGCGCTGTCGCCGTCGCGTAACATGGGTTTTGAAAGCGCGGGAGCGATACCGGTCGGTGAAATTCTCGCGTACTGTGAATTGATAGGACTGAAAAATGACGATGATCGCCGCCTGATGCTGCGATTTGTGCGCGTACTCGACAACGCGTATTTGAAAGCGGTGAAGAAAAATGACGGTGCAACAAACAAGCCTTCGCGTCGGCGTCGATAGTCAACCGGCTGTCGCTGGCGGTCGTCGAGCCGAAGGCGCACTGAACCGAGTTGGGAACCGAGCGCGCTTCACAGAACAGCGCGTTCGGTCACTCGGCACATCATTTTTCTCGCTTCAAGGAGCAATGCTCGGCCTGACGGCTGGCACTGGCTTGATCATGGGCATTCGGCTCATGGCGTCGTTTGGTCAAGAAATGGCGACGGCGAGCGCGATCACAAGCGCGACGACGCAAGACTTCAACGCCATGCGCGACGCCGCGCTCGAACTCGGTCGCACGACACGTTTCACATCGACGCAAGCCGCCGAAGGCATCACGTATCTCGCACGCGCTGGCTTCACCGCTGTCGAAGCGACCGAAGCAATTCCCGGCGTGCTGCAACTCGCGCAAGCTGGTGCGATTGATCTCGGTTCAGCCGCCGACATCGCATCGAACATTTTGACCGGCTTCGCGATGCAAGTCGACGAAACGTCGCGCGTCGTCGACGTGATGACACTGACGGTCAATTCGTCGAACACGAATGTTCGTCAACTCGGCGACGCGATGAAATTCATCGCGCCGATTGCCGCGACGCTTGGCATGTCAATCGAAGAAACCGCCGCGTCAATCGGCATTCTTTCGAACGCCGGTTTGCAGGGCACTATGGCGGGCACCGGCTTGCGTGGCGTGATCGCTCGGCTCGAAGCACCGAGCGCACAGCTTCAACGCGATTTGCGCGGCCTTGGCGTCTCGCTCGACGAAGTTCGACCGTCGACCGTCGGTTTGACGGCGGCAATGGAAAGACTGGTCGCCGCTGGTGCGCAAGGTCGCGGGCTTGAACTGTTTGAACAGCGCGCCGGTCCCGCTTTCGAAGTGCTCGCCGCAAACATCGGCAACGTGCGAGAAATGACCGCCGAACTCGGCCTCGCTGACGGCACGGCGGCGCGCGTCGCTGGCACAATGGATGATACACTGAACGGTTCGCTGTTGCGGCTGAACTCGGCGCTGCAAGGGCTTGTTCATTCGCTCGGCGATCAGGGAGCCGAAGGCGGCTTGCGTGGCATGGTCGATGCTTTGACCGCCGCATTCACATTCTTGTCGGCGAACGCCGGTGCCGTGACGGTTGTCATTCAAGCGCTGACGCTTCGCGCGATGGTGCCGCTCGTGCGCATGATGTACACGGCGGCAATTCCGGCAATCGGCACGATGTCGACGGCACTGCAACTTTTGACCGTTCGCGGCGGCGCTGCGATTGTCATGTCGCGAGGCCTCGCTGTCGCAATGGCGTTCATGGGCGGGCCAGTCGGCCTCGTGATCGCCGGTGTCGCAGCGCTCGCGCTTGGCATCATGTATTTGCAACGTCGCGTTCAAAATTCGCGTCCCGATCTCGAAGTGTTCGACGCGCAACTCGACGAAATTGCCGACCGTCAAACTGAAATTCGTGCGGCGTACAATCTCGGCGAAAACATCGCGTCAATCGGCGAGGATGCGCTTGAAGCTTCACCGTACATTCAGCGCCTCGCGCGCGAACTCGGCAACGTCAGCGAACAGCTTGTCATTCAAGCAATGGCGCGCAAAGAAAACTTTATCAATCAAGCGCTGACTGATCTCGCGACGCTGAACACACAGCGTCGTGCTCTCGCCGCCGACATCACACAGCTTGAACACGACCGCATCGACATTCAGGCACGCGGTATCGCGAGCGCTGCGACCGGTGTTTTCATCGGCAGCGGCGACACGACCGAGATCGACGCCAGCATCGCTTCTGTTCAACGCCGCCTCGGCGATCTCGACGGCAACATCGCAACGAGCACGGCGCTGTTGCAGCAACTTGGTCAAGTCGACTTGCGCACGATCATCGCTCAAATTCGCGAAGAACTCGACGCGGCGGCGGGGCCGTCGGGCACGGCGCTGTCAGCCGCCGAAATGCGGTATCGTCAGCACATTCAGAATTTGCAAAATCAACTTCAAATCATGCAACTGCCCGAAGGCGTCGAGCGCGAAGTTCTCGCGTCAATTCTCGACGCTGGTGTCGACCCTGCAAGCGAAGCGGCGGCTGAAATTGGCAATCTTGTTCGTCAGATTTACGCGCTCGAAGAGGCCGAAGCCGCCGCCGAAGATGCAACACGCGGTCGTTTAAACACGTTCGAAGCACAGCGCGACGCGCTGCAAGAGAACATTCGCTTGATGGGGCTTTCAGCCGAAGCGCGTGAAACCGAACAGCGTGTTGCGCAAATTGCGCAACAACTCTTACGAAACGAGATCACGCTCCTCGACACACAGCAAGCCGAACTCACTGAACTGATCAATCTTGAACGTCAGCTTTCGGCGATCACAAAAGAGCGCGACGACGTGATCAGTTCGGCGTCAGCACCGCTTCGCGAGTACACGACGCGAATGATCGCGCTCAATCAAGCAATGGCGATGCACCCGCAAGCCGCCGACTTGTTTCAACGCGAAATGCTCGAAACGCGGCTCGCATTTTTGCAAGCGACCGTCGAAATGGGCAACGGCTCATTCGCCGACAGCTTTCTCGTTGAACTGGCACGCATGTCGGAAGGCGCGCGCAATATGACGCAATCGGTCGGGCAGTCGATGGGACAGTTCGCCGAAACGCTTTCGAAAGGCCTCGGCGACAGCATCGGTCGTTCGATTGTGTACGCCGAAGATTTGGGAAGCGCGCTGCAAGATGTCGCGCGCTCGGCTGTCGCACAACTGATTTCGTCGCTCGTGCAACTCGGCGTTCAGTACGTGGTCAACGCGGCAATCGGTCAGGCAGTCGGAGGCGCGGCGACAGCGGCGTCGGTCGTGCAAGCGAAGATCGTCGCGGCGGCGTGGTCAAACGCGGCGGCAATGGTGTCGCTCGCGACGTTCGGCGCGAACTCAATTCCTGCGGCGGCTGGTATCGCATCGACGGTCGCGCTCTCGGCGGGACTTTCGAAGTTCAAAGACGGCGGATACACCGGGAACGGCGGCGTCAACGACATCGCGGGCGTCGTGCACGGCAAGGAGTTCGTTTCTGACGCTCAAACGACTGCACAGTATCGACCGTTGCTCGAAGCACTGAACAGTGGGAAATCGCTCGACAGCGCCGTGCGCGCGACTGGTGGCGGCGGTGGCGGCATGGGCGGCGACGTGTACATGACGTTCGACATCGACGTGAACGGCGCGAACAAGTCGAACAGCGAGATCGTCAACGAAATGACCGGTCGCATGGTGCCGAAAATTCGCGAAGTCGTGCGCAGCGAGATCATCACACAAAAGCGGCCCGGCGGCTCGCTTTCTGGAGGATAAAATGCCCGCACTGATCTTGACGTCACAACTTTCAAATCAAACGGCACTCGCCGAAGCCGTCGCGAGCGACGAAGCACCGTTCGCCGACGGTTACACCGGCACGAGCGAAACGATGAACTCGAACCGGCAAGTGTGGACCTGTGTTTGGGACGGTATCGCCTCAAGTGACGCGCAGACGTTGCGTGACTTTTTCCGCACGAACCGCCATGCTGAAACGATCACTTGGACGCCGCCGGATGACGACACCGAATACGACTTTCGCATCACCGGCGATCTCGAATACGTTTTTCAGGGCGGTGACGCTCGGCGAGTATCTTTTCAAATGAAACAAATTTTCGACGATGTCTAATCTTTCAGAACATATTCAAAAATCGTCAGTCGGCGGTCGCGTCGAACTGTTCAAGATCGACTTGTCACGGTTCAACGAAACGAGTTTGTTCTTGACACCGGCGGCTGACGAAGGAGTGACGAAAGCGGTCACGTTCGACACTCAAGACTACTCGCCGCACCCCATAAAAATGGAAGGCGTCAGCGCCGTTCTCGACGGCCCGTTGCCGCGACCGACTTTCATGCTCGGCAACATCGGTCGACCGTTCAAAGCGCTCCTTGCATCGCACGACGATTTTCGCGGCGCGACAGTCACGCGCATTCGTACGTTCGAAAAGTTTCTCGACGGCAGCGACGACGCTGACCCGCTCGCCGTTTTGCCGCTCGACACGTTTCGCGTGCTTCGAAAAACGAAGGACACGAAAACAGAATTGCATTTTGAACTCGCCGCTTTCATCGACCAGTCGAAAGCGGATTTGCCCGGCGAAGTAATCATGCGCGATTTTTGCCCGCTGATTTACCGCCGATACGTCGACAGCGCATTCGTTTACGACCAAACAGACATGGCGTGCCCGTACACTGGCACCGATTATTTCGACGGCGACGATGCGTCAACAACAGTGGGGAATGACGCATGCTCGAAACTCGTGACCGGTTGCAAAGCGCGGTTCGGCGCGAACAATCCATTGCCGTTCGGCGGCTTCCCAGGAGCCGCGCGCCTGAGGAACAGAAGCTAAGTCAAGACGACTTGCTGACGCCGCAAATCAAAGCCGAAATCAAACAACACGCGCTTGAAGCATACCCGAAAGAAAGCGTCGGCGTCATTACGCCGCACGGATACAAGCGCTTGCTGAATACAAGTCAGTCGCCGACGTGTGAAGTTCGCGTGCCGTTTAAACAGGTCAGCGAAATGATCGTTCGGCGTCAAGCGCTCGCCGTCGTGCACTCGCATCCCGAGCCAGCGCACAACGCGCCGACGGCGGTCGACATGTCGTCGCAAATGTCGTGCAACGTGCCGTTCGGCATCGTTTGGACAAATGGACAAACAGCCGCCGAGCCGTTCTTGTGGGGCGATCAAATGAAACGACAGCCGCTTGTCGGTCGACCGTTTCAACACGGCGTGACCGACTGTTATGCTTTAATTCGCGATTATTGCTGGCTTGAGCACGGCGTGTACTTGAACGACTACGCGCGCGCGTGGGAATGGTGGCGACGCGACGACGATCTTTATGAACGCAACTTCGCGCGCGAGCACTGGCGCGAAATTCCGCTCGAAGAAATTCGGCAGGGCGACGCGATATTCTTTCACATTCGCTGGTCGAAAAATGACCAAGCGCGAGCGATCAATCACGCTGGCATTTATCTCGACGGCGGTGTACTGTTGCATCACGTCGCTTCGCGCTCGGCTTTCGACCCGTATGCGCTGTCGCGGCGTGAACCGCTCGGGCGGTGGCGCAATAGGGCGGTGAAAGCGGTGCGGTATGTTGAAAAAGATTTGTCTGCACGGTCGACTTGAGGACCGTTTCAAAAGTGAATATGAACTCGACGTTTCAAGCCCTGCCGAAGCGCTTCGCGCATTGTGCATTCAAATCCCAGGTTTCGAACAAGAACTTCGCAACGGTCATTATCGCTTGTTTCGCGGCGACCGTGAAACCGGCGACGAACTCATTGAACGCGATCATCTGCACTTAGGTTTCGGCAAGCAAAAAGAATTTCACGTCGTTCCCGAAGTCGCCGCCGCTGGCGTCGAAGTGATCTTGTGGGTCGGCGTTGCGCTGATCGCTGGTATCGGCTTGGCGATTGCTTTCATGCCGACCGTCACGCCGCCCGACGTGAACTCTCGCGAAGGCGACGCGAACGAAAATCAAGATGTGTTCGACGGTCCTATCAACGTCGGCGAGCAAGGTCATCCTAAAGCATGGATTTTCGGGCGCGTTCGCGTCGGTTCAGTCGTCGGTTCGGCTGGCATTCGAAACGTGCAAATCGCGCACACATCGACGCCGGGCACGAACGCTGGCACCGGTGTCGGTACGTCGCCCGGTTTCAACAGCGGTCCCGGCGGCACTGATCTCGTTTTCAATAAAGGCGGCAAAGGCGGCGGCGGTTCAACGCGGTCGGCTCAAGAGGATCCGAACAACTTACAAGCAAACGCGACAGCACGCATCATCGACATCGTCGGCAGTGGCGAAATTGGCGGCTTGGTCGACGGCTTGAAAAGTGTGTATTTCGACGACACGCCGGTTCAGAACAGCGACGACACGTACAACTTCAAAGGCGTGTCGGTCGACGAACGCGTCGGCACGCCGTCACAAGATTTTGTCGAAGGCTTCACGTCGGCGGAAAGCGCGACGTCAATCGACACCGAAGTCAGCGTCGCGGGCGGCGGCGTAGTGCACACGATCAACGACAGCGACGTCAACCGAGTGATCGTCGCGGCGCGCTTGGATTCCTTGTACGAGCAAGACACCGAGAACGGTGACTTGAAGCAAACGAGCGTGCAAATCGCGATTGACCTTCAAATCGACGGCGGCGGATACACCGAAGTCATCGCGCACACGTTCAACGGCAAAACGACGACCGTGTACCCGCACGACTTCGAAATTCAGCTTCCCGCCTCGTTCACGTCAGCGCAAGTTCGCATGCGTCGCGTGACCGCTGATCACGGCGCTGCATCACTGGTCGACAACACGTTCTTCGACAGCATCACAGAAATCATCGACGGCAAGTTTCGATACCCGAACACCGCGTTGTACGCGCTCGCCGTCGACGCGAAGCAATTCGGCACGAGCATCCCGAACCGGTCGTTCGATTTGTACGGTCGCATCGTCGAAGTGCCGTCGAACTATAACCCGACGACGCGCGTGTACACTGGCGTTTGGGACGGCACGTTTAAACTCGAACAAACTGACAATCCGGCGTGGGGCTTTTGGGACTTGCTGCGCAACGAGCGCGTCGGCCTCGGTCGCTTCGTTCCAGAAGCCAGCGTCGACAAGTGGGGCTTGTACGCAATCGCGCAAGCTTGCGACGAACTGATCGACGACGGCGAAGGCGGCACGCACCCGCGGTACACGCTGAACGCGGTCGTCGCGAAACGCCGAAAAGCTTTCACGCTTTTGAACGAACTCGCGTCGAACTTTCGCGGCATGGTTTATTGGGCGAGCGGCTCGGTTCAAGTCGTGCAAGATGTCGACGCCGACCCCGTCAAAGTGGTCAACCGCACGAACGTCATCGACGGCGACTTCGATTACGGCAGCGGCAAAGCGTTCGACGATATGTTCTCGGCGGTTGTCGTTTGGTGGAATGACCCCGACGACGGCTGGCGTTTGACGCCAGAGATCGTCGAGAACAAAGAACTCATGCAAGAACTCGGCTGGCGCCCGAAAGAGATCAGTGCGTTCGGCGTCAGCCGTCGTGCGCACGCGCGGCGGCTCGGCTTGTTCTACATGGAGGATCAAGACACGATGCTGAAAGGCCTCTCGTACAAAGCGTCGATTGATCACGCCGACTTGCTTCCCGGTCAAATTTTTCAGCAATACGACGCCGATTACACTGTCGAGAACTGGGGCGGTCGGTTGCTGTCGACCGGTGACGACACACAGCTTTATCTCGACCGCGACATCGGCACTTTGAATTTCGGCTCGCGCACTTACGAAATGAGCGCGATGCTGCCCGACGGCACGTTCGCGACCGAAACCGTTTTGTCGCAGCAAGCGAATGTGAACGGCAAGAGCGTGATCACGCTTTCGTCAGCGCTCGCCGCGACACCGCTCGCCGGTGCGTTGTGGAATTTGGAAAGTGACGAAATCGCGCACCGCTTGTGGCGTTTGCGTGGCATGACCGAGGACGCTGATTTCGTCGACGGCGGTCATCCGAAATACACGGTCGTCGCCGCACTGCACGACGCGACAAAGTTCGCGCGCGTCGAGCAAGGCTTGAACATCACGCCGACCGATTTCAGCGACTTGCCCACCGGCGCAATTTTGCCGCCGGTCGGCCTCGACGTCACCGAGTTTTTCAAAACGCAGGGCGACGCTCAAACACCGGCGGCGCTGTTCGCGTGGCGACCGACCAGCGACCCGCGCATCGTTTCGTATCAATCGCAAGTGAAGCGCCCCGACCAGCCCGGGTGGGAAGATTTGGCCGAAAGCGGCACGATCTCGCACGAAATTCTGAACATCGCGGCGGGCGATTACGAGTTCAGAGTTCGCGGCATGACGTCGCTCGGCACAAAAACGGCATGGCGCACGACCGGCACTGTCACGCTGACTGGTCCCACAAGCACGCTCACAGCGCCGACACTGTCGAAAACGACCGACAATGCGGCAATGACCGTCGCGCTGACGTGGCCCGCTGTCAGCGACACGCGTGCGATTGCGTACGAAGTGTTTTACAAAGCGACCGACGACTTCGCGACGGCGACGTCGCTCGGCGTTCAGCGCGACCGCATCGTGCTCGCCGCGAACGCTGGTTTCTATTACGTGCAAACGGCGTTCATGGGACAGCGTTCGTCGGCGGCGAGCGTCGAAGTCGCGACCGGTGATTTGCCGATTGTGCCGCGTGACAGCATCGACCCGACGACGATCACAGAACTCGAAACCGCGACAAGCGACATCGCGACGAATGCCGCTGGCCTCGCACAAGAATTGATCGACCGTGCGGCGGCTGTCAGCGCCGAAGCGACGGCGCGCGCCGCTGCGATCACGCAGGAACAAACTGATCGCGCGAACGCAATCGCCGCCGAAGCGGTCACGCGCGCCGCCGAAACCGGTGCAAACGCCGCCGACGTCGCACAAGAATTGATCGACCGTGCGGCGGCTGACGACGCGTTGATCGTTGCGCAGTCGCGAAGCGGCTCGGCGCGCGCGATTAACTCGAACGCCGATTTCATGCAAAGCGGCACCGACTGGGGCATCGGTACTTCAATCAACACCGAGTACGCGACCGGATACACCGCACCGACTATCGTCGACAGCACCGAAGGACGCGGCGCGTCGTTCAACACGTCAAATCAATACATCTGGCACAATCGCGCGTATCCCGTGAACACGGCGCGTCGATACCGCCTCAAAACTCGCTGGTTGTTGGTCACTGAAAGTACGACCGCTTCGAAAGGTCACTTGTACCCGTTCATTCACACACTTGACGACGACTTTGTTCAAATCACCGGCGGTTCCGGCACGTATCGGTACGGCAGCGGCCCCGTAAACATGGCGGCGTACACTGACGGCGACGTCATCGAAACCGACTGGATTTACGAGGACGAAGGCGCGCTCGCTGGCAATTTCCGCCCTGACACGAAGTTCGTTCGGCTCGGCGCGATTGTGAATTACACGTCAACGCCCGGCGTCGCCGAGGTTGACGCCGACATCGTTCTCCTCGACTTCGAGTTCATCGACGTCGAAGATGAACAGTCAGTCAACGACAACGCCGTCGCGCTGGTCGCCGCTGAAACGTCGGCGCGCACGACAGCGGTTTCGGCTGTCGCGAGCGATGTGACGGCACTGACGACGCGCGTCGATACCGCTGAAAGCGACATCACAACAATTCAAACGTCAGTCAGCAACGAAACCGGCGCGCGTGCCGCCGACACGGCTTTAATTCGCGCGTCGTTTAAACGCCCTGTTGAGCGCGGTCGCGTGTCGATCATTCCCGACGACCCAGACTGGGCGTCGCGCATCGGCCTCGCACCGGCGAGCGGCACCGCCGTTCACGAGCAAACGCCGACGACGACCGGTTTGTCGCAAGTTGAAAACGACGGCGTCGCGCTTGAAATGACGACGAACAACGGCGTGTACGCGTACGAAGCGATGCGCGAATTGCCGAACCGCCGTTACCGGTACACCGCACGCGTTCGATGCACCGCCGACGGCCCGAGCGAACCGAACCGCATTTTGTGGCTTCGTCGCCGATATGAAAGCGACTGGTCGACGATCACGACGAACTCGTACGTCGTCGAAACTGATTTGACGGTCGCTGACGGCTGGGTCGACATCGAATACGAGTTCGACGGCGTCGGCGACGGCACGACGATTTACTCGGTGTACGGCATTCAGTGCAACCGCGACAGCACGTCGGGCGACGCCGGTTCGACAACCGAAATCGCGTACGTTCACGTCGAGGACATCACCGAGATCGACACGAACGCGACGAACGTCGCGACCGCGCTGTCGGAAACGTCAGCGAATGCGACGGCAATCGGCGCGAATGCGACCGACATCACCGCGCTGCAAGCAACGACCGGCACGAACTCGGCTGACATCATCACGAACGCGACAGCGATCTCGACTGAAAGTTCAGCGCGCGCCTCGCAGGACACGATTTTGCTCGCCGCTATCGACACCGAGCGATACTTAAATCACAACGCCGATTTTGAACGCGGCATTCTCGGCTGGTCGTCGTCGTACTCGGCTGACGGTATCGGTGCCGATTTCCCAACAACTGACGCGTTCAGCTTCACCGAAGTCAACCCGAATGGCGGCGCGGCACTTGAAGTCACCGGTTACGCGTACCTCGCGTCGGCGTGGGCACTGAAAGTCGGTCAAACGGCGGGCGGTCGGCGCATTCGTTTTCGCGCTCGCGCACGAACGACCGTCGACACGACGAACGGCAACGCCGCCGTGTTCATGTTCTACACCGTGTTCCTCGACAGCAACGGCGATTACGTCACCGCACAGTCGCAAGGCACCAGTGCGACGACGCTGACGGTCGCCGACGGCTGGGAAGAAATCACGTGGGAATTTGACACGTCATCGTACAGCGGTTCGTACGCGTACGTGCGACCGATGTTTATTATCGGCGGTGCAAGTTCGGGCGCGCAATCTGACGCGACGATGCAACTGCAATACTTTTTCGTCGAGGACATCGAGGACGTCACCGCCGAAGCCGACACGCGAGCGTCAGCGGTTTCATCACTCGACGCACGCGTCACCGACAACGAAGGCGACATCACGGCGCAAGCGAGTGACATCACGACGCTTCAAGCCGACGTCGCGACGAACACTTCGTCGATCAGCACGAACGCGACAGCGATCACGAATGAAACGTCGACACGCGCATCACAAACGGCGGTGCTGTCGTCGGCATTCGGTCGAAGCGTTCAGTCGGGCCGTGTCGTCGGTCAAGCCGACACCGAACTGATTTACGGCAACGACTGGGTCGGTCGCGGCACGTACAACGACACCGGCGCAACACCGGCGGTCGTCGCCGCCGACGGGAATATCGGCTCATGGTCGGCGACGACGTACGACGGCGAACCGGTGCTCGAAACGACGACATACGACTACAAAGTTTCGTCGTGGGCGAAGCGCCTCGTCGCCGGTGAAACGACGCGATACCGCTTTCGCGTTCGTTGTGAAACCGACGCGACGAACGCCGTCGCGAACCGCATTGCGATGTATGTCCCGACGTACGACGCAAGCTGGGATTATGTTGCATTCAACAGTCAGGGCTCGTTGAAAGCTGATCTCGTTGAAGCCGACGGCTGGGTCGAGATTTCGGTCGATCTTGACGACGACACGTTCATCGCTGCGGGCGCTGTTTACACGCGCATTATGCCGCTCGTTGGCGGCACATCTGGCACGCCGTCAAACGCGGTCACGCAACTCGGCAGCATGTACATCGAAAACATCACCGACGCCGCTGACAACGCTGCGAGCGCGGCGACAGCGCTGTCAGAAACATCGACGAACGCATCGGCGATCAGCGCGAACGCATCGGCGACGACAGCGCTCGACGCGCGCGTCACCGCGACCGAAAGCACCGGCTCGACGAATGCTTCGAACATCACGACGAACGCGAACGCGATTGCGACCGAAACAAGCGCTCGCGCGACAGCGATCTCGACGCTCACCGCAACGAGCGAACGCACCGGCACCGGCAAACTCTTGAACTATAACGCCGACATGCAAGACGGTGCAGAGGGTTGGAATGTCGCGTATGGCGGCACCGGCGTTTACGATCTCGAAGCACGCGGTCAAAATGACAACGGCATGGCGACGCCAGTCGTCAGCAATTCGTCGAGCGGTCGCGGCCTCGACTTCGACAGCGCGGGCGCTACTGGCGCAAATGCCGCATGGTTTTACAGCTTGCGCGCCGTCAAAGTTGACCCGTCGCGGTCGTACCGTATTCGGCTGAAAGCACTTGTCGGCGACAAAGGCACGTCGAATAACACGCTGTATTCGATGGTCGTTTGTCTCGACAGCGCATACGCGTTTATCAGCGGCGGCGCTGGCACACACCGGTACGGCCCGAGCACGATCAACATGACCGCGCAAAACGACGGCGACGTCGTCGAACTCGACTGGATTATCACCGGCACCGGCGACGGCGCGTCGCAATTCCGAGCGGGCACTGACTACATCAAGGTCGGAGGCATCGCGAACTATAACGGCGGCGACGGTCGAACGATCATTCTTGAATGTTCGGTCGAGGACGTGACTGTTGAACAGTCGAACAACGCGACGCTGACAGCGGCAATCGCGAGCGAAGCGACGGCGCGCACTGACGCCGACACGGCGATCACGACCGTCACGACGGTTCATCAATCTCGCTTCGAAGGCCGTATTCGCGGCGGCGAAATCGTGCTGACTTTTGACGACCCGTCAGAATGGTCGACGTCGATCACATCGACGACCGGTTTGTACGACAATTTCGGCAACCCGTCGTCGCGCGCCGCGACCGTTGACGGTTTACCAGCGCATCAACTCGCGTCGAAAGGTTACGTCGGCCCGCGCTATGCGACGCGCGCGAAAGCTGGCGACGAAATCGAAGTGAAAGCGACCGTGTCAGTCACGGCGAACGGCACCGAAACCGGCGGGACGTTTTCAATCGCGGCGTATTGCTGGGACGCCGACGGCGTTTACCTTTCGAGTGTAAGTTTCAACAGCGGGACGAAGCTGACGGTCGCTGACGGCGTCACCGAGATCAGCGGCGACGCAACGCTTCCCGCGAATTGCGTGTTTTTCCGCCCTTATATTTACTCAAACTTAACTGACCCCGAGAACTCGACGTCGAACATCTTCGACATTCGAATTTCGAATGTGACGCGCACGTCGGTCGCCG